AACGATGATTCCTGCTTGGTAACCTTCAACTAACGGACTGTTAGACAACCGACGCATAAACACATCTTTGCCGACAATTATTTGCGCCTTCTCATTCCCAAACTTCACCAAATAGGCCTCATTAAGGAACGGATTGAGCTTTTGGTACTGGCATAATTTTAAGAACATCATAACTTCTTGGTCAGTAACCTTGCTCGGGTCCCCCGACACCAAATAACGCTTGATAATGTCTGCACTTAAAGAAACTTCCTCGCCACTCTCAGACTTGTACTTTACGATACTGTCCATCGTTATCCCTCCTTTTATTCTTCAGCCGCAGGCTTGACATACAATACCTGCGACCTTGATACCTTCATTAAACCCTGTAACACTTCAGCTGGGACTACCTCCCGCACCTTTTTGGTGTCTATTGTCTCGGTAATGCGCTCCTTGGTATATACCACATACTCGCCAGCTATTACGGGTTCGCTTCCTACTCGCTCCATAATTTGCTCCTTTATGCCTTCTCGTATCTCTTGCATTTCGGATATCTCTTCGCCAAGCTCAACGTACTGCTCAACCAACGCTGATAATTCCATATCCACTTTTGCTGTTTTAGGCTGTCTGGAGTTTTTATAATACTCTGGGAAGCACTTTTCTGTATACGGACAATATGGCTGTCTGCACTGCCAATTATCCTCGGGATTATACGGTGGCTCAATCTCAACGCCTTGTTCAATCTTAATTGTCAACTCCTCCAACCGCTTTAGCTCGGCCTCTACAAACTCGGCATCGTAAACGACTTCTTCAATGTGGTGATCCCAGAACCTCGTCTTTGGAGTATCCTTATTCCGTGCTATCAAATAGCCTTTTTCCAACCCCAGCGCATGCAAGTACAACTGCACCTGCGTGAAATACTGCGGATGTGCTTCTCTCAATCCTTTTTCTCGTATCTCTGTAAATGCTCTCTTTGCTAAAGCCTTTGCCTCAAGCAATACTGTTACACCTTCATTATTGGTAGCTAATCCATCAATATGCCCCACAAGTAGTTCTTTATCGTGGTAAAAAATAGAAACTTCCTTCTGCTGGCTATGTAACACATACGGCCCATTTGGTAAGTTCTCACATGCCCACTCAAGGATAGACTGCTCATGCATGTTACCTTCAGCAAACGCTCGCTCTGAACCTTCCCACAATGGAAGCCCTTCCACACCCCAAGCCTCAAGCTCAATTCTTCTTGGACATGCTCCTGCACTGCTTACACGTAACGCCATGGCTACCACGTAAACCCTTCCTGCTCAAGCACCCGCATTACTTCAAACACTTTTGCATACTCGCCTTGGAGCTCTGCCTCGCATGAGTCTCCGTCAATGTAAATGAACGTAAACCCCAAATCATCCAACAACTTTACGTACGCCCCAATATCGGGACAGCACATCACGTGCACTGTCAAGGTGCTTGTCTCGTCATCATTCACAAAGTCAACGATCCTCGCCAATGTTTTCATGTTCTCCCTCCTTCTTCTTCTCATCCTCAATTACGAGGATGTCCAATGGGCTAATGTCCAAAATCTCACAAATTTGATTAATCCTCGCCAACGATGGAACTACCTTGCCGCTTTCAATGTAGTAATATCCATCGCCAGCATACCCCATCAACTGCGACATCTTTTGCTTTGTCAATCCACGATAAGCCCTCCACATCCTCAACTTCGCCACGTCTAACACAATCTTTGCCATACCTACTCCCTCCTTTCATGTTATCTCTTTATATATTATACCATTTTTCGCTATATGTCAATACCTGCACAATACCACAAATAAAAACGCCCTCCGAGTAGGAGGGAGGGGAGCACCTCGGAGGGCAACGCCTATATTAAAGTAATAGGCGGCTAATTCGCTAACTCATCCCACACTTCGCCGAGTTCCGTCTTTAACTCCTTTAAGGCGGCTTCAATAAGTCCCTTAATCTCTTCTTCGGACAATTGTATACCTATCTTGCCTGCCGCATCGGACAACCACTCTGCCGCCTTGTCATACTTCTCTGCTCCGCCCAAATCCTTATATGCCTGCTGGACAAACAATACTGCAACTCGTGCCAATTCTAGCTTGGTAGCAAGCTCTCGCACTACCGCTTCCAACTTCTCTGTCCCTATTCGCTTTTGCAACCATGCTATCGCATATCCAACTAAAATCGGGACAAGAATAGCTATTATGTCATACAGTAACTGCAACAACAAGTCATGCATGTTACTTACCCCCTTTCAATTTTTCATAAAGTTTGGCTATCATAGTAGCAACTTCGGCTTTCGTTGCGGGTTTCTCTGGATTGAAATTCCCGCTACCATCACCTTGCACAATGCCGAGTTCCTTCAACTCCTTTATATACTTATACGCCCAATGTTTCTCGTCTACATCATTAAACACCTTCTCGCCTCCTTTCAAACGTTCGAGTAACTCGTCCCACTGAAACTTTTCCCCTGGACAATGCGGCTTGTTTTTCGGAGTAACCTCATAGTGCCCGATAATGTGATCCCTATCAATAGGTATTGTTACTCCCCATATGCGCTTTACTTCGTCAACGATATACCTTATCAACTCTACTTCAGCACTTAACTGCGCTGGTGTAAGCTCGCCTCGTGTCTTTGAATAGAACCCTTCATTTTCTATGCTTATCGTAAAGTAATTCGCATTTGTTTTCCGCTCTTTTACCAGCCTCGCTGTCGCATATCCATAATATGTACTATCCGCTGGGTTCGTGCTTGTTCCGTTACACCAAGCCGTGTCTCTTATATCCACCATTTGGGCAACTCTACCATCTTGACCAACGATAAAATGGCTTGACACTCTGGAGTTCGGATTTTGCATCCATGCTATTGTTCCATTATACGTAGCTTCAGCGATATGAATGACTATGACATCGGGCACCCACTCTTTGCCGTAAAACCTCCTCCCTGCCCACTTATTTACCGTGCTATACTTATTTATCGTCGTCGCTATCACCTCCCTGCCGTGTTTCTTCTTTCTTTATACCTGCCAATGCCCACAACTCACCAGTGGTAAAAGCAAACCAACTCACTATTAACGTTGCTGGCTCTGACCCTGTGTGCCAATATAAAAACAATACCGCCACCACAAACACCGCATTTAGCAATATCACCCATCGCACTACTTTCTTAGAAAAACGCTCTTCAGTCATCTTTCTCATCTCTCGTCCTTGCAAGTAGCTCGTCTATCTTTGTTTCTTGCCTTGCCATTTGTATTTCAATTTGGTGTAATACAGCCATCAACTCTCGCAACGCCTTTGTATTGTTATCAATCACAACAAACAATTCCTTGCTATTATCAGTAGGCTTAGGATTGCCGATAATCTTCACAAACACGTAACCAAGCATCGCTATCGCAAAAATCGCCACCCCGTATTGAGCTATTTCTGCCCCTGGCATCCTGCACCTTCTTTCACAGCTCTATCATATGTGTTGCTTATTCTGCATCCAATACAGCAAAAACACATTCTCGCAAATTCGAGAGATTTGGTACTTGCTCCCTAGTGTATTTACCTTCTTTAATGTACCGCACCCACAACTTTACAAGAGCACTCTCTGTCGTAAACATTAGTTACCACCTCCCAACAGCATAGTTAACTCAAGAATGGTCTGTTCAAGCATTGCAATCCGTTCTTGCTCAGTTAAGGGTCTGTCCTCATATTCATAATAAACAGTGTTCGTTGCAGGATTACAATACAAAACTGCAATTTTCCCTTCTCTAATTTCAGGTTGTGGCAAATCTTCTACCAATACTCCAATCTGTCTTAACTCTTCTTCACTTTTTCCTAACCCATGAACTGGGTCAAACGGCATGTTGTGTATCAAACCAACCCTGTATTTGTTTTCTTCTACCTTCTGTAAATCACCTAAAAATTTCATTACTTTCTGCCTCCTTATGAAATGATTTTATAATACACTGTACCATCAAGTTTTCTTATTGCTTTACCACCAGTGCCAACATAATGAGCACAATAAACATTTCCCGCACTGTCTACTGCTATACCACATCCATAGCTAACATCTGTCTTGCTCCATATTTCCGTACCTGCACTGCTTAACTTCCTTATTGCTTTATCCCCACTTGGAACATCATGAGCACAATAAACATTTCCCGCACTGTCTACTGCTATACCCCTTCCATAGCCAACATCTGTCTTGCTCCATATTTCCGTACCTGCACTGCTTAACTTCCTTATTGCTTTATCCCCACTTGGAACATCATGAGCACAATAAACATTTCCTGAACTGTCTACTGCTATACCCCTTCCATAGCCAACATCTGTCTTGCTCCATATTTCCGTACCTGCACTGCTTAACTTCCTTATTGCTTTACCACCAGTGACAACATAATGAGCACAATAAACATTTCCCGTACTGTCTACTGCTATACCCCATCCATAGCTAACATCTGTCTTGCTCCATATTTCCTTACCTGCACCATCCAACTTCCTTATTGCTTTATTCACACTTGGAACATCATGAGCACAATAAACATTTCCCGCACTATCTACTGCTATACCCCTTCCAGAGCTAACATCTGTCTTGCTCCATATTTCGTTGCCTGCACTGTCTAACTTCCTTATTGCTTTATCCCCACTTGGAACATCATGAGCACAATAAACATTACCCGCAGAATCTACTGCTATACCACGACCATTTCCAACATCAGTTTTACTCCATATTTCGTTGCCATTACCTTTTGAATTATCCTTTTGTAAATTAACGTCTTTGATGTAAGCACCTATTTTATATTTCCCTAAGCCTATTCCGTGATCTATCAATGAACCTTTAAACATCCATCCCACCTACCATTCGTCAACAGGATTTCCATTAGCGTCATAGGTTATAGTAAAGGTATACGAATCAACAACTGTTGTTCCATCTGCATCATAGATTGTAATAGTTCTTGTTGTATATTGCGGTGGTGTTCCTCCACTTAAAACACTTCTTGCAAATAATGTTCCATTTTTGCGGTAATAGTCTACTTGTAAATAATTCCCATAAGCATCTGGGTTACTGCGTTTTATGCGAATAATATTAGGATTTAATGTAGCTAAAGCATGCCCGCTGTGCGGCGCTGGATCGGTGATGTGCTGGGTAATTGTATCAGCGTTTGTTTTTAACTGTGAGTCTATAACATCAGCGTTATAGTTAAGGTCATCAATATTGACTAAATCCGTACCTTCTGGCTTCTTGAGATTATAATTTTGCGTATACTTCAAAATTCCACCTCCTTATATTACTCTTACTTGTTCCCAAGTGTAATGTGCCAAATCATTCCAAACCTTGCTTGTTAAGAAATTCCAAACGTTATAAGTGTATTGATACTCATAATTTAAGTGTGCTGGCTTAATTTCTTCTATCGTCTTTGTCAAATCGCTCATATTCGGTGGTATTCCTTTTTCTCCAACAAACTTTACTACGAATTTGTATTCGCTTGGATATTCTATGACTTCTACCTCTCCATTTGCAAAAGCCGAAGCGACGTTCTTAATAACTTCTTTTGTAATTGTGCCATATCCTCGCAACTTTGCTGTTATTCTTTCTCGTCTAAATTGCTCTGATTTTGTTTTATCAACTGGCAATCCTAAAAATTGCTCCCATAATTCCAAACCCCAAGTCGCTGTATCCACAAAGAACTGTTCCAATATCTCGTCTAAAGTATCGTTCAACCTATCAATTTCATGCCCTTGTGCATCCCAGACACTTCNCATTATGTAACTGGTAAGATAATACGGTGGCATTCTTTCCAATATCCTATTTCCCGCTTCACTTATCATGTAAATGTCACCGTCCCAAGCACAGCCACTTCCTGCTCGCCTATTGGAATATTATTTGTAGCACCATTCACCAACAGGTTGGAATACTCCACCACCCCAGGCGTATCTAAAATAACGCTTCCAATCCTCACATATCGCACATCATTATCTGGCATAAATGTCAATGACTTCAGGTACTGTTCCACATTCTCCTTAACCGCTAATTGAACTGCTCCTACCTCATACCCAGCAGCTACTACTAAGTGGACACTGACATTAATAGCAACTGGGCTTGCAGGCTCTATATACACCCTCGCACCAATGGGAGCTTTGCCATCGCCAGTGTCTTTGCTGAACAAACTCTCATACGCTATTTTGTCTATAATAACTGTGTTAACGGTATCGGTCTGCAACCTCTCAATTCTCAACTCGAGATGGTCTTGCCCATTCCAATAAAACTGCTGGCACACTT